GCTGCGGGCTCGGTGAAAATGCCGATCCAATACCACCCGCTGGTATAAATCGGCGAGACGCCCGTCCCATAAACGCCGCTCCAATAGGCCTTCATTCCGGGTAAAGCGGCCTGGCCGGATCCGGCAATTTTTCGGACCCACACCTTTTCGATGTTATAAACCAGGACCGATTCCGCGCCTAGAGGCACGACCTGCGGGTCCAGTTTGCAGCCCCGGCTGTCGAGAATAGATTCGCCGATAAAAATCAGCCCGACCGTAGCCTCGATCAAAACCAGTTCTGCGAGTTCATGGCCGCCGCTGTCGGTCACGGTGTATTTAAACGAACACCATTTCCCCATAGGCGAGTTTGTTCTAAAATATTGTGCCATGGTTTTTTTCTCCTAAATTAATATCCGCCCTATATCAGCCCGGTTGGTTATCCTTGCGGAATGATGAAAGGGTTTTTGGCCGGATCTAAATATTTGTCCTCGATTTCTCCCGTGAAAGTCTGTTCGGCCCCGGCGCCGGTTTTCTCTTTAGCCTTATCGCCGTTATTTTTCTCGTCGGCGCCGGCTTCTTTTTTGATCCCGAATAATTCAGCGGTGGTGTTGTATTCGTCAATTTCCTTGTCGACGTGGGCCGCGAATTCTTTTTCCACTTCCTTGGGATCCTTAACCTCGAATCTTAAAAGCCGGCCTCTGATGAAATTGGTTTGGCGTTCGTCGAGTTTCCGTTCCTTTTTCGCCTTCTCGAAAAGGTCCACGACTCGGCCTTTGGCCAATTCCTTATTCAGGGTCGTTACCTTTTCATCCAGGGCCTTTTTTTCTTCCAGCCATTTTTCCTTTTCTTTCTCAACGTCTTCGGCTTTGCGGATATTAAAGCCGCGGGCTTTCATTTCCTTTGTGACTTTCTCCTCCATCATTTCCTCAATGGTAGGGTCTGAGGCAAGGACCTTCATAGTGAAAAGGTCTGAAGGTTGGAAATTGCCCTCCTGGATAGCTTTCTTAATTTCTGCCAGGGTCATTTTCTCGCCTCCTTTTTGGCGGTCGTTATTCTCGTCAAACGCCTGCAGCTGTGCTAAGAGGGTAGCCCCCGCAAAGCCCGGGCGGTTCACGGCTGAATTTCCTAAAGCGATTCCGGTTACAGAATGAACGTCGATTTCATCGTTTTCGGTCAGGCTAAAGTCCGCCTCGATCGAGGCGACGTCAAGGGGAATATTTCTAAATTCCGGTTTGATATAAGCTATGGCTATAGTGGTTAATCGGTCCCCAATATTGCGAATTGCCTTTCCCACAATTTCGCCGATCGCCGGCCGGCCGTCGTGGGCGTTGGTTTCGCCATGCTGATGAAAAATAGGAAGTCCGAATTGTATTTTATCATGCAAATTCTGAATGGCCGACTTAAACCATTTTTTTAAAACAATCCCCAATCCAACGACTTTTCCTTTTGATTCTCCTTCATGTCCGACCACATAGGCCCGAAATAAAGGCTGAGGATCCACGGCTTTGATGCGCTCATATTCAGAGGCGGGAATGATCGAAAGTATTTCATTCGCCGCCATAGCCTGAAAATGCGCTATGATCCTCATTTTATGGCTCCGTTTAAAATTTCAATAACGTTTTCTCGGCCTTCTTCGCTTTTGATAAAATCTCTATACATCTGTTTCCGCTGGTGGCGGGTGATCCCCAGGGCTGCCATGGTTTGTTCCATGCGGCGGAGGGCTTCAACGGCGGTCTTAATCCTGCGTTTCTCGGCCGTCTTGGCCCGTTTTATCCGCCATTTCGTCCAAAGGCTCATGGATTTTCCGGCCGTAAAGCCTCGGCGGGTTTAACCTTGCGGGGGCGGCCGCCCTTGCCCTTGGGCCTTTCCTTCCTGGGGCTCTCAGCAATCTCCCGGCCTGCCTGGGCCCGCTTTTCCCGTTCGGCCTTTTCTTCGGGCGTCGGCAAGTCCGCTGTAGTGAAAAGCTTCCTTTTTGGTTTATCCGGTTCGGCCGTCTTGCCGGCTGCAGCTAAAGCCGCGTCAAATTCTTTGGGTTTAATATCCCCGGTCATTTGTTTGAAATGCTTTCCTTCCCCGCCAGTGATTTTAACTGTCGGCAGATCATGGGTCATGAAAACTTTCAAGGTTTTTTCTCCTCGCCCGTTTTTATCAAAGCATTCAATTCGGGGTCCAGGTATTCCTCCATTTCCTGGGCCTGGCCGCTGGCCGCTTCAAAGGATCCGCCATGGGCTTTACAATGGGCCGCGGCGGCGGCTGCGGTCCAGGTATCCTTGGAATATCTGTAGGCCTGCTCTTCGGATTTGGCGCTGCCGGCGCGTTTGCCGACTAAAACCCTATATTCTTTCCCTTCATGCGCTCGAGTCATGGATCCTACAACCTTAACTGCTTTCGGATCTGCCAGCCTGCAGGCGTGTTCGTTAGGATATGGCATTTTTCGTTCCTCTTTAAATATGCTCCTGGTTTTCTTCGCCTGTCAAGAGGCCGGGTTTAAATTGTCTCCATTTCCTTTTGCAGTTTTTCCGCCTTTATTGAATCCAGTTCGGCTTTTGTGTTGGTTAATTCCGATTTGTCTTTTTCCTCTCGGCGCTTCATTTCTTCCTTGGCATCAATCCCGGGAATCAGGGAAAGGAAAAGCTCGTCGCTTATTTTTCCCGCCAGGACAGCCGGCAACAGGACCTTTTCCAAATGCAGCCAATGTTCCTCTGAAATGAACGGAATATCTACTTTAATTTTGGTCGGGTCCAATTTGTTGGTTTTTTGATCGATCTTATTTTGTTTATTATAAATCGCCATGGCTTTTGAAATGACTTCCTCAAAAGCGCCCTTCCAGGTTTTCCGTTCTTTTAATGTGGATCCAAAAATCAACTGCATCAGATTGTCAGCTGTAGCCCGGTTTGAAAGTAAATCCGGCAGGCCCAGAAAATGAACGGGCGTTCCTGTGGTGCCGGATATCATCTTGGCCAGGGTTATGATCTCTTTTTCCAAAGCGTCAACGCCGGTCATGGTTGGCTGCACGTATCCCAGCTTGCCGGTATGAGGCAGCATTTTCCCAATTTTCCAGTTTAATTTTTCGATATCCTCTTTAGCCTGGACAATATCGGTTCCATTCTCTAATTCTATTTCCAGAATCGGGGCTGAAAAAAGCCGATTAATTTCCCGCAGATCTCGCAGCGCCTTATCAAGGCTTTCAATCTGGGTTAAACATTTCATAATACGGGGGGCTGCGGTGTTGGGGTCGCTCACCCGGCCGCCGAATTTTTTATAAACAAAATCCGGTTCATCAATATTCTCTTCTTTTTGAGTTTTAAAATTCTTCCAGCTGGCTTCGATATATTTTAAGTAATCCTGGGGATCCGATTTTATTGTGTATTTGGTTGTCGTCCAGGATTTATATCGGACCGCAACCATATTAGATTTTTCATCCCAGAATAATTTTAAAAGAATCCGGCCTTCAATTTCCGCTTCTTTGGCGAATTCGGCGGGGACTTCTTCATCCAAATTATTATAACGCATAAAAGCATCACAAAAATTCATTTCATTTTCTGCAGGTTCTTTTTTTTCGTTTTTCGGCATAATGCGCAGGCCGTCAGCCATGATGAAAACGCCCCGCAAATCTATGATATTTCCCGTCTGAAGGACTCCCCATTGGGCCGTTCCATTATATTTTTTTTCAATCTCTAATATCGCTTTATCATAGGAATTATATTCATTCCCTTTAAAACGTTTTTCCTCCTCGGTCAATTCAAGGATATTTTGGGACATCTGCAGTTTTAAGTCCTCGAGGATTTTGTTTTTATTCTCCAATTCCGCGGTTTTCCGCTCGGCTTTTTCCCTGGCTCTCGACATGGCCTGATATTTTTTTAATCCTTCAAAAAAAGACATGGTGCCTCCCTCAATAAAAATCCTGTTTGGTTGCGGTGATAATAGCCTGGACCATCTTTCTGAAATGTGAATAGGCGCCGTATCTGCCGGCGTCCGGGCCGTGATCCATAAATTTTAGGGGTTCGTCCGAAGTCGTCCCGTCTTTATTTTTTTTGTTTTTATATCTCTTAAAATCACGTATGGTTTCTACGCTGCGTTTTGTAATATGTTTCTTCCGGGCCCGCATAAAGTCAATGCCGTCTTTAACGTTTTTTTCGCCTCCTTTACAATTTTTGAAACCCGCATCTTTAATTTCTTTGATTCTGGCCGGCTCTGCGGAGTCGGCATACATGGGCCGGGTCCGGTTATAAGGAATTATTTTTTCTTTCATCAGGTCGATCAGTTCGGGGTTTGTCAGGCGTTCCTGATAAATGATTTGGTCGAAATATAACTCCTCGTCTTTCAGGGCGATATCCAGGACGACGCTGGGGTTGTTAAAACCAAAATCAAGGCCGTAACATTGGGCGTCCGGATTCTTGGGCATTTCGTCGCATTCATGAATTTTGGCATAGACCAAATCAGTGGGGACGCCCCAAAGCCCCAGGCCGTATATATTCCAATACATTTCATCCTGTTCTTTCAGCCCTTCCAGCATATGAATGTATTCCCGGGAAAGAAAAGGATTATCCTTATAGGTGCTGTGAATTAATTCCACTTCATCCCTTGTGATTAGTTCCTTGCGAATCCAGCCTTCCTCATCGGATGGGTTAAAGGTCAAGTGGATCTGATTCGGGTTTCCGTCTATGGTGGGGCCGGAAAGCCGAAGTTTCAAAATCATGTAGTCGTCCCAGGTAAACTCGTTGGCCTCCTCCATATGGATATAATTAAATTCGGCGCTCTTTATTTTTTCGGGGTCGTCCAAACTCGAAAAAAGCCAATAGCTGCCGTTGAACGGGTTGACCAGGGTGTTGGCCTGTATGGAATGGTCAAGGAATTTATAAAGTCCGTATTCCTTCATCAGGTCCAGAATTTGTTTATAGATGGTCGACCGCAAACTCGGAAAGGTCTTCCGGGTGGTTAGAAATTTCTTTCGTGGTTCATTAAAAAATTTAGCAATATAAAGTTGGGCCAGGCTATATGATTTCGAGGAGCGGGATCCTCCAATATTAACAACAATGGGTTTTCGTGTCCCATAGTTTTCATAAAATATCCTAGTCCCTTTCATTTCCATTTTTTTTATTCTCGTTAATCTTAAAATCACCGGCCGGCGTTATGGTTACGGTGACTCCTCCCTCCCCCCCGGGACCGGCTTCCCCGGTATCAATCCTTTTAACGATGGCCTCCACGGCCTGCGTATCCCCGCTGATAGCTCGAGCATAAAGCCGGCGGGCCAGCCATTCAAGGTTTGTGTGGGTAGTCTGTATTCCTTTTTCATCCTTGATAGTCGTTTTTTCTTCGCTAATAGATTTTATCAGGGCCGCGAATTTCCGGGTTTGTTTAACCGCCCCTTTATTTATTTGGCCGGCCATGTGGCGCCGTGGATCCCGGCCCTTTTGGAAGGGTCGACCGCGCGGTTTTTTCTTGAATAACTTTGCAGCATTCCTGTGCATCATTTCCGGTATCCTGGAATAGGTGTCTGCCTGGTGAAGTCAAAAACCCATGGCCTCTTTTCTGCTAATTCTGTTAATCCGCCTATTTTTTCAAGTGCCTGGTCGATGGCCTCGAGGCCCACTTGGTATTTCAAAGCCAGGATAATGCGGCCGGCTCCCCAGGTTATGATATATTCCAGCCAGGCCTGGGGCCAGGTTTTCCTTAAAACTCGAATTCCACTGTTGGTATATTGGCAGCCGCCCCCGCAAAATACGCAACCTATCGTCCGGGCCCCGCAAGCCTTGGCCGGGTGTCGTTCCAGCCCCCGGTTCTCGATATAGCCCGCGATTTCCGCATCAGTCCAATTCAAAAGCGGGTTCACAATCCATATTTTATCTCTCACATTATAAAAGGCGTATCCGTCCTTCAGGCTCCGCATCCCCCGGAGGCTGTCGTCCGTCTGTCCTCGTTGGCCTGTGAATTGAACGCTACAACCTAAATTTCTTACCAGCCGGCGGCCGGGAATGATTTTCATCGTTCTACAGCATTCTGAAACGTTTAAGGTAAAGCCGGCGTTTTTATTATTCTGGGTCCACAACCTGGCTGCCAGCTTTCCCAAAAATGGCCAACCTACGGCCTGCCATTGTTCCAGGGGTTCCCGGAAAGGTCGGGCTATCCGTAGCTCGAGGCCATATCGGTTAACCGTTCTTTCTATAAATTCGCGGGTTTCCGGGTATTCCATCCTTGTATCTGTCCAGGTCACCATGGGGGTTACCCGGGCATGATAGGCCAGATCCAAAAGAACAAGGCTATCATCCCCGCCGGAAAAGGCAAGGGCGCTTTTGGCATTTTCATTCTGTTTAAAAGTCAAAATCGCTTTCGTCCGGAATATCTTCTCTATGCTGGGCCTCTCAGCCGTAAAAGCCGGCCTTATGGGATCTTTAAATTCGCTTTCCTCGAGAATGGCCGGCGCCAGGTCTTTCATTTCTCCGCCTTTTTCCTTGTAGCTCGAATTTCGGCTTCTGTGGGGCCCCCCAGGCCGGCAAAGCGCCGTATCATAACATCACAATAAACCGGATCCAGTTCCCTGGCGTGGGCCGTTCGGCCCTCACGCTCTGCGGCAATTATGGTTGATCCGGATCCGGCGAACGGGTCAAGTATTCTTTCATTCGGCCGGCTGGAATTCCGAATGGCCCGCTGGACCAGGGCCAGGGGCTTCTGGGTGGGGTGGACCATGGTTGTGGTCGCCCGGCGTTTGATCGTCCAGACGTCAGCCTCCGAACGGTCTTCGGTGAAATAATGCCGGCCATGGTTCCAACCATATAAAATGGGGCTGGCCGTCTGCTTTGAATTTTTGGCCCTTAAAATCATTTCATGCTGTTTTCTGTAGTCTTGAAATCCCCGAGTGACCCAGTCCTTAACCCAAACAATGGGGCTTGAATAAACCATGCCGGACTTTTTTATGGCATAGACAAAAGGGGCATAGCTGCTGTATCCGCTGCAGATATAAAAAACGCCGCCTGATTTTGTATTTTCCCGGATCCTGGCCATAATATCACAGGCAAAAGTTATGAATTTTTCCTCGTCCATTTCATCGTTCAAAACTCCTTCATCTTTTCTCGATTTATAATTTACATTCCATGGCGGATCTGTAAAAACAAGGTCGGCTTTTTTTCCCTCGAGCAGGGTTTTATAATTTTTCTCAACCATGGCGTCGCCGCATAAAAGGCGGTGTCGGCCCAATTCAAAAAAATCTCCGCGTTTAATGCTGCTGGTCTTTTGCGCCTCGGGTATATCGTCCTCCTGGTCTGCGACAATCCGCGGGCCGAATTGGTTTAAAAGATTCTCGATCGAAATTGTGTTCCCCATATCAAAGCGGAAGGCGTCCAAGTCCAGGACGTCTTTTACCGGAAATATTAACTCCGCTAAAGCTTGATCATCCGGCTCCCCGGCTCTGTCATTATCGCTAAGCGCATATTCAAGCCTTTTCGCCGGCGTTTTGGCGTCGACGACGGAAATATCAACTTCTGTATATCCCAATTCCCGAAGCGCCGGCAATCTCATATTCCCGCCCAAAACCACATATTGGCCGTTCTCTTTATAGCATATCAGCGGTTTATAAAGCCCCAGGGTTTGGATCTGTTTTTTCAGCCGGTCAAAATCCCGTTTTTTTATCCGCCTCGGATTTTCTTTCCAGACGGTTATTTTTGAAATAGGGACCTTGATGATATTCAATTCAATTTCTGCTTGAAAGAATTTTTAATACTTCCTTAACATCAGTTTTTATTTCTTTAATATCTTCATCCGTATTTTCTTGTTCCGTTTCGAGTTTAACCAATTTATCTCTGTGTTTCAAACATTCCGTCCCCATTCCTGGTATCGGGATCCCGTTTTTTTTATATTTTTTTGCCCTTATTAATTCCCTGGTAATTAAACCTATGTTTGTTATGATAAGGCCGAAAATTCCAATGTTAGGAAAAATTTTCGTCCCTTCTTTTCCTGCTTCCGCTGCTTGTTGAATTGTCTGCAGATCCAGCATTATTCTTTCCCTTTTTCAATTATGGCCTGCAGCTTTTTGATGGTCAATTTAAGCTCGGCGTTTTCCATGGCCAGGTAGCCTGCCTTCAAAACAAATGCCGGCGTTACGATATAATAACCGGCCTGGGGATTCTGCCCGGGCTCGAACGTCACGACTCCGGCAATAATTTTGCCGGCGATTTTCTCCTCCCCGACGGCTACGGGTTGATAAATAATTTTCGGTTTACAAGCCGAATAATTGATTAAAAATAGCAGTAAGAGCAGGGATATCAAAATCCTGTAGGGCCTTTTTAAGACGGTCTTTGATTTCTTCATTTTCCTTTTCCTTTTTTTCGATCGCTTTTTTTATTTGTGAAATTTCGTCAGGACTCAAGGTATTGATCAGTTTTAAAACCAGGTCAAGAATCATTCCGAATTCACTCATTTTCTTTTATCTCCAAAAAAGGATCCAGGATCCGGTAACCCGGGCCCCGGTAGGTGATAGGCCGAATCTTTATAAAGGCGTTGGCCTGAATGGCCGCGGTGAGACTAGTTGTGGCGTTCCCCCCTCCGGAGGCGCCTATGGTGTGGCTGTCGTCAAGCATAATTTCAATGTGCATTGGATATTTGGCGGCGTTAAACCAAAAGACCAGGCATCCGCTGTAGCCGGCCGGGACTTCATGGGTTTTGAATAGATCCCAAAGGCCGCCGGCGTCGTAGTCCGATCGATGGGCTAAAAGGCCCACGGCCTGCAGAATTTCAACAATAAGGCCGCTGCAATCAAAACCGGCCATGGGATCATCCCCGCCCCATAGGTAAGGTGTTCCCAAAAACCGCCAGGCATAATGCAGGGCAAGTTGTCGGGCTCTTTTTCTTTTTGACGGATTGTCCATCGGTTCGGGTTTAGGTTAAGCCCTTATCCCGACCGGTGTCAAGATGCGGAATTATCAGGAAAAAATATTTCCGGTTTTTCCGGCTTTTATTTTTTCAAGGATGGCATTTTTTTCCGCCTTGAGTTCGGCGTATTCTTCATCGGTCACCTGGCGGATGGCGGCGATTGCAGAAGTCCTCAAAGTCAAGGTTCCCTTTTCCATCAGGGTTAATACAATCCATTCCCCGGAAAGGTCCTCGAGGCTGATTTCTTCATCCTTGACATGATAAGAAGTCGGCATGTCGCGCATGGTGATAATTGAAGGCATTTAATTCTCCTTTTTAATAGGTTTTTATAAATTTGTTTTTCTCGGGATCCAGATATTTGGCTTTCTGCCTTTCATCTTCTTCCCGGAAAATTTTCTCTCTCAATTTAAGTGTTGGATCTTCGCCTCCTGGCCAACTGGCCCGGAGTTTTTCATAATATTTCCTCAATTTTTCTCTTTCTATTTTCCGTTCTTTTTCTAATTTAAATTTTAGATGTTCGGCTTCTTCCTTTTCCTCTCTTTCTAAACGTTCTCCGATTCCCATCATTTTTATTAATCTCCTCGATCGCGAAGGATGTTTTAATTTTCTTATGGCCTTGGCCTGGATCTGCAGAGCGCGGTTTCCTGAGATATTCATTTTTTCGCCGATTTCCTTCAAAGTCAATTCCCGGCCGTCTTCGGTCATGCCGAATCGAAGCCGCAATATTTTTTCTTCCCTATCGGTTAAAGATTTCAAGGATTCAACAACGGCTTCTTTTAACTCATCCCTGGCCGCTTGATTTTCGGGGGTTTCTTCTTCCGGCGCCGGCAATAATAATAATTCTTTTGTTGTAGGTAAAAACAATTCATTTTTTATAAATTCTATGCGGCTTCTAATTTCCCCTTTGATGGCTGCTTTATATTCAGGTGGAAATAAATCCTCAATTTTCCTCCTTAATAATTCTTCCATTAACATTATTTTTTTTGCTCTTTTCAGATTTCTATTTCCAAATGTCCGAATTCTCGGAAATGATTGAAAATTTTCATAATGACTTAATGTTTGCTGTGATATTCCCGAAGCTTTGGAAAGGCTTATTATTGTATAATATCCCGCAGCAATTCTTGCTGAATAGAATTCCTCGTTTTTAATTCGCGCTATAACTCTAACCCGCATTAAATATCCTTATTTTTTGCTTCTGTTTCCCTGGCCAGGATTTTTATATCCTGGTTAGGTCGGCCGTCTTCCGCGATTCCTTTCAGAATTTTTAATACCCGTTTTGAATCCATCTGCCCCATTTCAATTCTAACCTGGCTCTGTCTTTCCATGGCCCTTTGCATGGCCTTTCCCAGTTCGTTGAAAAATGCGGTTATATCTTTAAAGGCCTGGCTCCAAAAGCGGTCCCAATCCTCGGCGTTAAAGTCGGCCATGTTTTTTTGGG